CGGCATCATCTGCATCGACGGCATCGAGGCGTTGAGCGACGAGGCGTTTGCGCACTTCGTGGAACTGACAGAGGGCGACGGTTGCCAGTACTGGGTGACGAAGGTGACAGGCGGCGACTTGAAGATTGACACCATCGACCCGGACCCCGCGCTGCCAGAGGCCGCTGCCAAGGCAAAGGCTAACGATACGAAACCGCGCCGTGCCAATCCCAAGGCCGGCTTTGCTTTCCCCAAGAAGTGAGGACACCATGCCCGACCTAACCAACGACAACCTGCCAGCCATTCAAGACACGCACGCGGTAGCCACGCCGACTGCGCAGTGGTCTCTTGAGCAACTAGACCTCGTCAAGCGCACGATCTGCCGTGGCGGGACCAATGACGAGCTTGCCCTATTCCAACACGTTTGCGAGAAGGCCGGCCTCGACCCCTTCGCTAGGCAAATCTACGCCGTCAAGCGGTGGGACAGCGCGAGCAAGAAGGAGGTCATGGCGATCCAGACAGGCATCGACGGGTTCCGGCTCATCGCAGATCGAACAGGCAAGTACGCCGGCTCCGATGATCCTATCTTTGACGAGGGGATTTCGCAGTACGAGCACATCAAGTCTGGCCGTGGCAACCCCACCATTGCGACGGTAACGGTGTACAAGATTGTCGCCAACCAACGCGTGCCGTTCACGGCAAGCGCGAACTGGGAAGCCTACAAGGGCACGAAGAAGGGCGGCGGGCTCACGCACTTCTGGGCGACCAAGGGTTACTTGATGTTGTCCAAGTGCGCCGAATCTCTGGCGCTTCGCAAGGCCTTCCCGGCTGAGCTGAGCGGCCTCTACACGCGTGACGAGATGCAGCAGGCCGACAACGTGACGCATGAGCACCAGGTGAACGAAAGCCACGGCCCGACGCAGGATCTCGTTGACAAGAACGGCAAGACGGACAACGAGAAGTGCCAGTTGATTGGCGAGCGGCTGATAGAGACGGAGGGCAGCAAGAACGCGGCGATTGTGAAGTTCACCGAGATCAGCGCGTTCACCGATAAGGACGGCAAGCCTGTCGCTGGCGTGACGACGCCCAGGAAGCTGTCTGGCAGGTGGCTGAACACGGCCTACGGCAAGGTGAAGGCGTACCACGCCAAGTGGGTGGAAGAGCAAGGCGACCCGACCGCAGACGACCTCGGCAATCGTCTGGCCGACAGCATGTTCCCCGGCGACGGGCCCCCGGTTGACGACATGACCGACATGCGCGCCCTTGCCCAAGAGAAGATCAACGACGCCGACCCTGAAAAGAGGCCGGGCACGACCTGACGCACATGCTTACGGCCACGGAGGCCGAGATCGACGCACTGTTCGCTGGCATGGAGGACGACGCGTGACGACAGAACAAATACATGACGACATCGACTTCCTCTCGAACCGTGCCATGTTTGCCGGCTCGTGTTCGTTCAGAGAGGACAGAGAGACTGGCCTGTCCAGCAACAGCATCGTCGCCATCGCGTATGGGTTGCACTCGATCGCCCAGCAGAAGCTCCCATCAGATCAGTCGGACTTGGCGGCATGCGAACGGATGTGGCTCAAGCTCCCCAAGCATCGCCAAACGGCGAATGCGTCGCAGGCGCTTGCTCTGGCTCGTGCTGCCGTCCGGGAGGCCCGCGATGCCAAGGTCCACGAAGAGATTGGAGGCAACGCGTGAAGCGCGACGACGTGAGTTTTGTAGTCGAAGGCCAGCCCCGCGCCATGCCGCGCAGCCGCAACGCACGCAGCGGGCATCGCTACACGCCCAAGTGGGCCGTTGACTACCAGAACGCCATTGGGTGGGCGTACAAGGCCGCTGGGGGCCTGCCGGAGCCATACGACGGTCCTGTGCTGATTGAGATGACGGCGTACTTTCCGATCCCGAAAAGCTGGCCGATAGCACGGCGCACACTCGTGGGACGACAGAAAGATGAATTCACGGCTTACCCCTACGTCGCCAAAGGCCGATCCGACGCGGACAATCTCGCCAAGATGGTGATGGACGCGCTGAACGGGCTCGCCTACGAAGACGACGGGCAGGTGTGGAACCTGTCCGTCAGCCGCGAGAGAGACGCACGGCCCCGCCTTGAGGTGTTCGTGATGTTCATGGACATGCACGTATTGGACGCTGAACAAGGAGCAACCCAATGACTGACGCGAAGCACACGCGCAGATGGCGACGCGCTAGGCCGCACTGTGGCGGATGGTGGCTCTGGAAGGAGCGCAAAGGCGAGGCCGAGATGGTGCTCGTGGCTGACAGCGGGATGGAAGTCGCCGACGACGACGCGTGGGAATGCGAAACAGGCCAGCCACCGCGCGATGTCTGGTGCGAAAACTACTGGGGAGGCACTGAGACCACACAAAAGATGATGCCTGGGCTCTGGATGCAATGCGCGCCAGACACGACGTACGACACGAGGATGTTGACTGCAAAACAGGCCAAATGAGGAGGACACGACGATGATCACTGACCCCCGACACGAGATAGGCGCGCGCGGATCTGCTTGGCGGCTGAGCCTCATCAAGCGCCGGCTCTACGAGCGCATCGTCGCACCGCAGCTCGACGCGGCATGGGCCGACGTGTGCGTGGGCGACGCGGACGGGGCTTCGCCAAGCTGTGGGAGTTCATCAACCTTGCGACTGAAGATGACGAGAAGCCTTAACCGATGAAGCCGCTAACCCTCGACGAGATCATGGCGCTCTCGGACGACGCACTCGCTGCCGCGGTGGCGAAGCGCGTGATGGGGCCTGTGTGCAAATGCGCAGCCTTTTGCCCCCACATCGACTGGAACGACGCCATGCGGGTATTTCGCCGTCTCCTCGAACTCGGCTGGAGCCCAAGTTACGGGTGGTGCGCGCGGGACTGGCAATGCGTGGCGATAAAGATCGGTCCCGGCAGCCACGTGATTACTGCCCATGCCGACAACGGCCGTGTTGCCATCTGTCGCGCTGCCCTGCTGGCCGTAGAAGGGGGTGCGTGATGGCTGACTGTGATCGCTGTGGCAAGCGGCGCGACATGGCCGAGCTGGAAGCGCAGATGCAACCCCGCACGCGGCCCGTGTGCGCTGTGTGCAGGAGACATGGGTGGCAACGACACGACGACGAGTTTGTGTGCGTCTGTTGCCACGGACTGACCCTGAAACGACAACCCAAGGAGGACTGACATGCTCTTCAAGAAACTAATAACTCCGCAAGAAGCGAAGACGTTAGGAGACGGACGTTCTCTTGGCGAGTTAGAAAATCTCGCCGCAAGCCGCGCAACGTGTGACTGTGGACAACCTGTGTGGCGATATGGTGGGGTTGATCTGTGCTTCAGTTGCACCACAGGAGAATCTGACGCATCTGATGATTATGAACTTCGAAGAGGCTGCTGACATGCCCGACGAATTGACCCCTGAGCGCATCCACGAGCTAAACGTCATGGGTGCTGAGACCATTGGCAGGCTGATTCTAGAAGGCGAGAAGATCCCCAAGCTCCTTGATGATGGGCAAATCATCTTCAAGGAGTCAAGAGGACGCCGAGGACTCACGATCATCAAGAGCGTGATCGGCCTTGGCTGCTCACCGTGGGCTTGCGCCACCGACACCGGCGACGCCATCGAGGTCGCTGAGGCGTGGAAAAAGGGCAATAGTAACAGAGCCTACTCTTTGTTCTCGGACGACAGTGGCGTCAAAATTACATGCTACCCCGATCCTCACGAGAACGCCAAAATCATCGAAACCATCCACCCCAATCCCGCCACAGCCCTGCTCCTCGCAATGGAGCAGGCGGAAGGAGAGAAGTCGTGTCCACAACGCCCACCGACACCGAGCGGTTTGAGGCGACGTCCCGACCGCGCTACGCGTGCGATGAGGTAACGAAGGCGCTGTGCGAGCAACAGCCGCCAGCGAAGCTGCCCCCAGGGCAACTGCTGGGCGTCGAGAAGATGCTGTGCCTCTGTGACAGCGTCGAGTGTGTTGGTTGTGGCGACGCGAAGACGTATCGCGGCGAGGAGTTCGAGACGATGGTGTGCTGCCACGCATGCTGGCGGCGTCTGCCAAAGTGGCTGATCCGTGCCTATCTAGAGGATACGCGTCGCCCAGAAGGAGGGCACCCGTTCGCCTCCACCGTGTGGGAGAATCGGATAGCGGTGATTCTGGTTTGGCGACGTGAAGCCATCGACGCGGCCATGAAGGAGCAGGCAACATGACCAAGGCTGACAGAGACGACAGGCTCGCGTTGACAACGCCAGAGTTCCGCATTTCATACGCATGGGCCATGCCGAGCCCGCGCACGTTCAGCGTCAAGCCCATTGGAGAGATTGTCCGGAAATATCTCGACCGTTCAGGGCTGAGCGTTGATCCCTTCGCAGGCGATTGCAACTGGGCCGACCACACGAACGACAGGTCCCACGACACGACAGCGCAGCACCATGACGATGTGTATAAGTTTGCCGTGTGGTGGTGTGCAGCCCAGAAGCTTAGACCCGACCTTATCATCTGGGACCCCCCATTCACCTACCACCAGTTGAAGCAGTGCTACGGGGGGGGCAAGCTGACACAGGCCGAGGCGCAGCGGTTCGGAATCTGGCCGAAGTCGAAAGACATCTTTGCCCGGCTCCAGCCGCCCGGCTCGTACTTCCTGCACTGCGGCCACCACAGCAACGGCATGGGCTTGAAGCGCGGCTACCAGCGGCACGAGATGCTCGTCGTCTGCCACGGGCGAGCGCACTACGACACCATCATCCTGATTGAGCGGAAAGCGTAGCGAGACCAATAAAAGGAAGGAGAAGCGAAGCCATGCTGAAACTAACGCTGTGGAACAACCGCACCTTGAGCACCGAGCGCGTGCTTGTGTCTTCACAGATGGACTGGGTGAAGCCGGGCTGCGTGGGAGTTGGGGTTAGTGGACACGGAAGCGTTGTCTGTGTAAACGGAGCGCAGATTCATGTCAATGAGACGGTTGAACAGATTGCCTATGCAATCGAACAGGCAACGAAGGCTGAGGTAGGAGGCGACGAGTGAGCGACATGCCGACACCGACGTGGCAATCCGACGACGGGAGCGTGATGCTCTACAACTCTGATTGCCTTGAGATTCTGCCGCTTTTAACCGCTACGGATCAATGGAGAAAAGACGATGAGTGACGACAAACTTGAGTTCGCCGTACAAAGTCCGCTTGATGACATCCGCAAGGCGACAGACAAGATCGAGGCTCAGGCCAAGCGATACGCCGAGCAGATGGAAGTCGTGTCCGGGATGCTCAAGGTTCAGAAGATTCAGCGTTGCCCAATGGGATCGCTTTACTCCTCTGTCGAGAGCCACGGCACGCCGGGAGAAGCCAGGGCAGCTCTTGCGAAGGCGAGCGCCAAAGCGAAGGCTATTTACGAGCAGAACAAGGCGGCTTCTGAGACGAACGTGAAGATTCACACGGCTATTATGGCGCTTATGGCGAAGTGTGGAATCCCGAAGTGCCATCACACCTACAAGACGAGTCGCAGTAGAACGACGACGAAAATGAAGTATGCGTGGGTGTCCGAAATCAATAGCCTCATACCGACGAGTTTCTCCGACCCGCAGTCGGCCTATGATAGCTACGAGCGTCGCATCAAGGAGTGGGAAGACAAGGTCGAACGTGAGCAAAGGAATGAGGAGCGGGAAGTCAAGGCTGAGCAGCAACGTAAGGAATCGGAGCAAGTGCTCGGCTTCATGGCAGCGCGCTATGGATACGAAGTCGGGGCCGATGTGAACACCGTGCTTGAAGCCATCATGGGGCGCAACCAACACCTGCGGCTCTCCCACTTCATGGCGCTAAACCGTGGCGACTGGAGCGATGGCTACTCCTACGCGGAACAGGGCCTATCCTCCTTCAGGCCCCAAGACGCTCGCGACACGGAGATTGCATACGCTGTTCAAGCCCAAATCACTAACTGGGACGGCGACGGGCGATGCTTTCGCGACATGGAATGGAGCTACGACGACATAATGGCGCTTGTCACCGACGAGCAGTTGCTGGCCGACTACAACGCCGTCAATGCCATCTGGCAGCAGGAGAACTACTGATGATTGACGAGGAAGCCAAGGACCAAGCGACCGGGCAACTGAGCCTCTTGGAGAGCAAATGACCATGCCCGCCCCAGACTGGCAATCCGACGACGGGAGCGCGCAGCTCTACAACTCTGATTGCCTTGAGATTCTCCCGCGGCTGCCAGACGGGTGCGTTGACGCGGTTGTGACAGACCCGCCGTATGGGATCGGCATTACGAGGAGCCCTCGACTGGCTACTAGCCGCGGCATGGGAGGCGCGACATGGGATGACAAACCCGCGGATCTGTCATGGCTTCTGCCGATGGGGCTCCCTTCTATCGTTTGGGGTGGCAACTACTTTGATCTTCCGCCGACGCGCGCCCCACTGGTATGGGACAAGAACAATGCTGGGCGCGACTTCGCTGACTTCGAGATGGCGTGGTCGAATCTGAACATGGTCGCTCGGCGCATCGTCTGCCGGCCCATGAATATGGACGGTGGGAAGGTGCATCCTACGCAGAAGCCTGTGCGGGTCATGCTGTGGTGTCTTTCGTTTATGCCTGAGGCGCATGCTGTGCTTGACCCCTTCATGGGCAGCGGCACGACCGGCGTTGCGTGCGTGCTGACTGGCCGCAATTTCATCGGCATCGAGCTTGAGCCCAAGTACTTCGACATCGCGGTCGCACGCATCCAAGGCGCAATCGACGGCGTGAAGCCTGCCGAGCGCAAGGCCGGGCAACTGAGCCTCTTGGAGAGCAAATGACCATGCCCACCCCAGACTGGCAGACGGACGATGGAAGCGTGCAGCTGTTCAAGGGCGATTGTCTTGAGATCCTGCCGCTGTTGCCGAATGGGTGCGTTGATGCGGTCGTGACGGACCCCCCGTATGGCGTTGGATTCCGCGATAAGGAATGGGACAGCGAGATCCCTAACTGGCTTTCGCTGGCACGGAGTGCCGCGCCGCTCGTGATGTTCACGACAGCCCCGACAACACAATGGGATTACCCGCGACCCGACTGGGTTGCGAACTGGTATCGCCCTGCATCTTCAAGCCGAACGACATGGGGCGGGTTCAATCACTGGACACCGATCTTGATTTACGGCAATGCGGACTTGCGAGTGGACACCATCAATCTCCATGCGATTGCCAACGCATACCCGCGCGGCTTTCAGCATCCATCACCAAAGCCTCTACGTTTGCTTGAGTGGATGATCGCAGGCACAAGTGGTTGTGTCCTCGACCCATTCATGGGCTCTGGCACGACCGGCGTGGCGTGCGTGCAAACTGGCCGCAAGTTCATCGGCATCGAACTTGAGCCGCGCTACTTCGACATCGCGGTAGCCCGCATCAAGGGCGCTATCGACGGCGTGCAGCCTGCCGAGCGCAAGGCAGGGCAACTGAGCCTACTGGAGACGACATGAACGACAACGGCTACCCCTGGATGCCATTTTATGGCCGCGACTGGTCGGCAGACGACGCGATCCGTAGCAGCCAGCCGGAGACGGAGGGCGCGTGGATCAACACTGTCGCCGTGATGGTCGCCAAGGAGACGGGCACGCTGACCAAGACGCTTGCGCAGTGGGCGCGCATGTGGCGCGTCGAGCCGAGGCCCGACGGCGACAGCCCTTATGCTGACGTGGCGCTGAGGCTGACGGCCACCGAGATCGTGGACGAGCTGGACGCGTGCGACATTGCCGACGTGGTGAGGGACGGCGAGACGGTTACGATCACGAGCAGGCGCGTGTCTCGCGACCTCGCAGGACGCGACACCAAGCGCGAGGCCGACCGTAAACGACAGGCCAAGAGTAGGGGTAAAACACTGTCACGCCCCTGTCACACTTCTGTCACGGACGCGTCACAGCCATGTCACACCGATGTCACACCGATGTCACAGACAGATGCAGAGGCAGAGGCAGATGCAGAACGTACACAGAGGGAGCCGATTGGACGGACATCACTTCAAGAGATCATCCGAGAGCCGAAGCTAGACGAGCAGGCGAAGCTCCTCTGGCAACAGTGGGTGAGCGTGGTCGACCCGAAGGCGGCGAGCAAGGCGAAGGCGTGGTCAGCTATCAAGATGCTCCACGTCAACGGCAAGCTCGACATGCCAGCGCTCACCGAGGCGATGGGCAATTTCGTCAAGCACATCGGGCCTGACCGTCTTCGCCCGAATCTGGCGACGTGGCTCGCGGGTGACTATGAGCAGTTCATGCCTGGCGAGTGGGTCGCCCCAAAGCGGAAGCCTGCGGTGCGCGGTGCGCCTGGAGTGGCTGACGACATCCGCTGCAAGGCCGACGCTGCCAAGCGCAAGCATCTCGCGAAGCTGCTCGACGACTACTGGCAGACCAAGCTCGGTGACGACGACAAGCGGCACTGGCAAGACGAAGCCAAGGCGCGTGCCCCGAACATGAGCGAGCAGACGCAAGTGGCGATGGCGATGAAACTGGCCTATGAAGCGAGGAGCAAGAAATGAGCACCACATGCACACGCTGCGAAGGCCACGACGTGCAAGTATGCGACTGCTGCGGCGACGGCGACGGCTGGTACGGCATTCCAGGCGAGCACTACAACTAAACGAGGAGCGAGAGATGAAGAAGCGTGTGTTTGTCGCGAGAGATAACGCTGGACGACGCCACGTTTGCATCTTCAAGACGAGACCAACAAAGACCAAAGGGACATGGGGGAACGCGAAGTGGCATATACTGACGGACATTGGCAAGTTCGGCCTACGCCCCGGCCAGTGTCGCGAGTTCTGGATCACAGACAAGGAGCCGAAGCCATGATTACCCTCAAGGTGCCTGATGGAGACATGTGCGGCGATTGCATGTTCCTCAGCGCAGACTATCAGCACAACTGTGCCAAGTGCGACCTGTTTGGCGAAGAGCTCCTGTCGGTGTTGCGCTATGGAAGTATCGACTACGGGAGGGTCCCGAAGTGTGACAGATGCCCCACAAACAAGAAGCCGAAATGAAAAGCCACTTCACGTTAACAGTACATCCCCCACCAAAGGAGCCTGACGATGGACTACGTTGAGCCTGACACTGACGAAATCCGAGCGTTGAGGAAGAGCATCGAAGCGCAAGCCGTGTCGATACAGACAGCGTCAGAGACGCTGAGAGAGGCCGAGATTGCGCTGGCGCGCCTCGTTGCGCCCTGCAAGGTCGGTGAGCGGTTTATTACCCGCAGGGGCATGGACACATCAAAGGTGACGCTGTTCGTCCGCGTCGTCACGCACAAGGGCCGCCGCTGGCACTTTGAGTGGACGCCGTGGGGCGGGTGGGTGCCGTTAAAGGCAGACGGCACAGGAGCCGACTCTACCCGTGTCCCGCACGCCGTGTGGGACGTCGTGAACAACTGGCCCCCTATGAAGGAGTAGCCGTGACCATCGTCTACGAGACGCCAGAATGCACGCTGCCACTGCCACTGACACCACTACTGGAGACGACATGAAGAGCCCAGACGCAAGCAAGGCAATCTACGAACATCAAGAGGCAACCCGTGGCCTGACGTTCGAGCAGTATCTCGACATGCTCCGCCGCGGCGAGCCGCTACCAGATCCGATCGACTACTCGTTGATGAATTTTGTTTAGGCTACTTACCTCCGCAGGCTTGAGCATGACATCGATAGCCTACGAGGAGACTCGCCTATGCCATTCTGGCTGAGCGCCGATGAGGCCGTTGACGACCTGCTGTGCCGGCTAGGCTATCCCCGACGATCCGCCACAGCCCACCCCACACGCAACGACCCCAGAAGACACGCTCGCATTGATGGAGCGCTACGGAGACCCGAAGCCATGCCCTACGCGCCACGAATGAAAACTACCCTCCAACTGATGTACGACGAGGCCAACAACAAGGCCGGCACCGGCACCGAGGCCGCCGATGCACTGCGCGCCCTCATTGCCGAAATGCTCCAGGTGAAGCCCGTTCCCTGGAAGCGCGTCTGGGCCATGCCGAACAAGGACACGTTGACCATAGGGCCGATTCGCGAGCTTGTGGAGCGCTACATCGCCGACGCGACCCTGACCGCGGACCCGTTCGCCCGGAATTGCACCCTGGCCGATATCACCAACGACCGCGATCTTGACACCGCGGCCACGTTCCACATGGACGTCGACGCGTTCCTTGAGCACATGGCCGTAGACCCCGATACCCGCACACACGCCCTACGGCCGGACCTGTTCATTTTCGATCCGCCCTATACCTACAACCAACTCTGTGAGAGCTACGGCCAGAAGCTCACACAAGCAGAGGCCCAGCGGTTCGGTATCTGGCCCCGCGCCAAAGACCTCATGGCCAAGATGCAAAAGCCCGGAGGACGCGTGATCCACATGGGCCATCACACGATGGGTATGTGCAAGAAACGCGGGTATCGCATCATCGAGGGCCTGATCGTGGGCCACGGCCGCGCACACAACGATACGCTCATCATCGTCGAGGAGAAGGAATGAGCATAAGCACCCCGCACGACGTCGAGCACATAGCCAAAGCCATTGAAGCCGAAAGGCAGGCCGTACAGGCGGCCCTTACCGTCTACAAGAGCGCCGCCGTCGGCACGTCCGAGGAAATGACGCGTGAAGCGTTCCGCGACACCGCGGCAATGCTGTACAGAGGTCTGAGCCCTGCCGGCAAGGCCCGGCTTGTCAGAAAAGCCGTCCGGGACGCTGCCCGATACACCATGCGCGTGTTCCGAACGCAGGTCGCGTACGACGACGCCGTGCTCGACGCAATCCGCCAGCGGCGTCTTGAAGCCACACGACACACACATGGGAAATGAGCCCAAGCTGTGCCCGAAGTGTGGTGAGCCGAAAACGCTCACAGGTAAGACCGTGCTCCGCTGGAGATGTAAATCATGCGAGCGCGAGCGCCAGCAGAGGCCTGAGGTCAAGGCACGCAGGCGCGAGCGCCAGCAGAGGCCTGAGGTCAAGGCACGCGAGCGCGAGCGCAAGCAGAGGCCTGAGGTCAAGGCACGCGAGCGCGAGCGCAAGCGCGAGCGCAAGCAGAGGCCTGAGGTCAAGGCACGCAGGCGCGAGCGCCAGCAGAGGCCTGAGGTCAAGGCACGCAGGCGCGAGAGCCAGCAGA